GCGCGTATAAAGTTCATAGTCTCGCGGGCTGTGCCTCTGTAGCACATGATGTCAGTTTGACCGCCGCCAGTGTTACATAGCCTTACCAAGCGGTAACCGCCATAGCTACAGTCTAGCTGGTAACAGCCGACCTCGTCCGCTTCAACATTAAACTGCTGATTCAACCACTCGATTTGTGCGTATAAGTCTTTCTTCGTTACTCTGTCCATTGGTATTGCCTCTTTGTTTGTTGTGTTAGAATGGTAGCTGGTAGCGATCATCGTGAGCTTCTTCCCATGCTGAATAAATATCCTGTATATCATCAATAAGATTCTCGCGCTCTTGGTTTAGACGTTCAATGGTGGTCTCTATCTCTGCCAGCTTGGTTTTAAGGTCGCGGCAGGGATCGGTCTTGATTGGCTCAGGTAGTAAGTCTTGCATAGTGTCACCTCTATTTGTTTGTTGTATTGGTTTAATCGGTGACACTGTAGCCAATGCCACCTGTTAAAACAATACTATTCATCTGACTCAAGCTGTACCAGTTCGGTTCCATTGCGGTGGGCATACTCTGATAATTCAAGCACCGCACTGCGCCAATTCTTAAAGTTGCTCTCGGTGTGACCGTCAAAGCATTCATCATCAAAGCACATGAATAGCGTAGCGTATTCGTTGCAATCGCCGTAGCAGTCTACGCTGTATCCGTATTTAGTTTTTATTGTAGTCATAATATCACCTCTATTTGTTTGTTTGTTTAGTGCGCCTATCTTAGTCTCTACCGATTTACCCAGTCAAATACTATTTAGCTATAATGAAATGCTAAACCATCCATGTAAGTTATATAGCCTCGGTCCGCATAGGGACTGTGGCGTATGAATAAGTCTAGACAGTGGCTGTAGAGTACCACCATAGACACACGCCCCAGACTACACAGCCTGTGGATAACCTGTGGAGAAACTGTGGATAACTCTGCGACCAGGCATGTATAACCTGTGGATAACTCTGCAGGACTCAGCAGGCTGAGGTGGGTGTGCTAGCGGGGACGGGGGAGGGGCTGGAGTCTGTGGAATTGTTACTGTACCCCATCAGATACAAAAAAGAGTCAAAATAGACCTCTGTTAACTAACCAGTCAATACAGCACATAGTCTATATAAGCTATTGAAATCTAAGGAGAAACAAAAGCGACTGCGGAGACTCTGTGACTGCTGAAATCCGCTGGAGAAAGGACAGCTCTCTAACGGGACTAACCAAGGGTTAACCAAGCTTCTAAAGTTATTTAGTTAATAATGAAAATAGTTCTTGACTTTTGACTAAAAATATGCTATAATAGACTATATAGTTAAAAGCACTCTTTAATAGCTCTTTAACTCCCTATAGCACCTCTTAGATATAAATTAAAAACATATAATAAATATCTTTAAATATTACTTCTAATGTCGCTATAGCGAGTTAAGGCGCTCTAAGCACTGTAGCGCTCTAAGCACTAAAGAGCGTTTAAGACTACATAGACTCTATAGAGGCAATCTATGTCTAAAAAGGTAGGAAGACCCAGTAAGGCTTTGGTTAATAATAAAACCAAGGGCAGCAGAGTAGCACGAGGCAGACCTAAAGGGGATGCTGCTGTCATCGAAGACTACAAAGCAAGAATGCTTGCATCGCCAAAGAGTAGGAAGGTGTTAGACAGTATTCTCAATGCAGCGTTAGATGATGACCACAAGAACCAAGCAGCGGCTTGGAAGCTCTGTATGGATAGGTTATTACCTGTTAGTTATTTTGAGAAGGATAAAGCAGGTGGTAGCAGAAGCGCTATAAACATATCAATAACTGGTGTTGGTGGAGAGACTACAATTATCTCTGGCAGCGAAGAAGCAGAAGAGGTTGATTATCAAGATGTCCCATGAATCTAAATACTTCTCAAGAGGCGAGTTTGCTTGTCAGTACACAGGCGAGAATGAGATCAAAGACGAACTCATTAAGAAGCTTGACTTGTTAAGAGCAGCTTGTGGTTTCCCCTTCATCATCACCAGCGGCTATAGAAGCCCAACACACCCCATAGAAGCTAAAAAGGAGAAAGCAGGAACACATGCTCAAGGCATTGCAGCTGACATTAAAGTCAGTGGTGGAAATCAAAGATATACAATTGTTAAACATGCCATCGCGCTTGGTTTTAATGGCATTGGAGTTGCTAGTAATTTCATCCATGTTGACATCCGCGACCTTGACGATAATGAAGCTCCTGTAGTGTGGGTTTACTAGTTGACTGAATTAGCGGTAGCTCTACTTCCGTGGCAACAAGAGGTCTTCAACGACCCCACACGGTTTAAAGTAATAGCGGCAGGACGCAGGACAGGGAAGTCTAGGTTAGCTGCTTGGCTACTAATCATCAATGCCTTACAGGTTAAACGCGGCCATGTGTTCTACGTTGCCCCTACACAGGGTCAGGCTAGAGACATTATGTGGCAGACGCTGCTAGAGCTTGGACACCCCGTTATAGCCAGCAGCCACGTCAACAACCTACAGATTAAGCTAGTCAATGGCGCTACCATAGCCCTGAAGGGTGCTGACAGACCAGAGACTATGCGTGGTGTTAGCTTGAAGTTCTTGGTTATGGACGAATACGCTGATATGAAGCCAGAGGTGTGGGAGCAAATCCTTAGACCTGCTCTTGCGGATCAGAAGGGTAATGCACTCTTCATTGGTACGCCAATGGGTCGTAATCACTTCTATGATCTTTATCAATATGCTTGTATAGCAGACGATGAAACATTTAAAGGTTGGCACTTTACAAGCTACGACAACCCACTACTAGACCCTAAAGAGATTGAAGCAGCTAAGAAGTCTATGTCTGCCTTCTCGTTTAGACAAGAGTTTATGGCTTCCTTTGAAGCTGCTGGTGGAGAGTTATTTAAAGAAGAACATATTAAATTCAGCGAAGAAGAACCTGAGAATGGTCAGTTTTATATTGCTGTGGATTTGGCAGGATTTGCAGATGTCCAAAAAACTACTACTAAAACCAAGCGACTTGACCAAACGTCAATTGCGGTGGTTAAGGCAAGCGAAGAGGGCTGGTGGGTTGCTAACATCATTCACGGACGCTGGGGTGTTGAAGAGACAGCACGAAAAATCTTTGAAGCAGTTAGAGACTATCAACCAGTTGCTGTCGGAATCGAAAAGGGAGCCTTGAAGAACGCTGTCTATCCCTACTTAAATGACATAATGAAAAAGAACCAACGCTTCTTCCGCATTGAAGAGTTAACACACGGCAATAAAAGAAAGATAGATAGGATTGTATGGGCGCTGCAAGGGCGCTTTGAACACGGTACAATCACATTAAACACGGGGACATGGAACAGTCAGTTCTTAGACGAGTTGTTTCAGTTCCCAAACGCACTTGTTCACGATGACTTGATAGACTCCTTAGCCTACATAGACCAGTTAGCTAAGGTAGCCTACGCAATTGATTTTGAAGAAGATGAACATGAATATTTAGACTCATACTCAGGATACTAATATGTCTTTTGATAAAGATGATTTTTACATCAGCGAAACACTAGAAGGCTGGGTTGGTGAGAAGTGCCAGTCGTGGCGCGACTACTACGAAGCAAACTATTCACAGCGCTTTGACGAGTATTACCGCCTGTGGCGTGGACAGTGGAGCCACGAAGACAAGACACGAGAGTCTGAGCGTTCCCGCATTGTAAGCCCTGCACTGCAACAGGCTGTTGAGTCGTCTGTAGCAGAGCTGGAAGAAGCTACCTTTGGACGTGGTAAGTGGTTTGATATTAAAGATGATCTGCACGACCAAGACCCACAAGACATTGTTATGCTTCGTCGTCACTTGACAGATGACTTTAAACGAAACAAGGTTAGAAAGAGTGTAGCAGAGTGTTTAATCAACGCTGCTGTGTTCGGTACAGGCATTGCAGAGATTGTACTGGCTGAAGAAAAAGAGATGGCTCCAGCAACACAGCCTATCATGGACGGTCAGCTACAAGCTGTTGGTGTTACTATCAAAGACCGTACAGTGGTTAAGATAGAGCCTGTTATGCCACAGAACTTCTTGATTGATCCAATGGCAACTTCTGTTGAAGACGCTATGGGCTGTGCTGTTGACCGCTTTGTGTCTAAACACATTGTAGAGCAGCTACAGGAACAAGGTGTCTATCGTGATGTAGAGATTGGTGAAGCCTCTTCCGACACCGACATCGAACCAGATCAAGACCTGTCACGCTATGACGAAGACAAGATAAGATTAACCAAATATTATGGATTGGTTCCTCGTCACTTGCTCACAGAAGCTATGACGGACGAAGACGCAGAAGAGGAAGACTTAGACGTAGATGATGAAGAAGACGACAGCTACTATGTAGAAGCTATTGTTGTCATTGGCAACGACGGTATTCTCCTCAAAGCAGAAAA